TTACCAGTATTTAAGAACTCCTGTTTTTGTAGGTATTTCTTACGCTTAACTATTTGATGACATAAAGTTTGAAATAGTTCCTGCGGAAGCATACCAACAGCATCTGCGAGAGCCACCGCATTTTGAAAACTATTTACATAATAATCTATTTCACCTGACTTTAATTGTTTTAAATAAACATCAGCAATATCAATATTAGATTTAATTTTATTTCTAACTTTATAACTATTTAAACCATGTTCTGAAGCTACAGTATTTGCAGGTTTAACATTTTTAGGAACTCTCTCAGATTTAACTTCTACACTTACACTACCAACTTGAACATCTGCTCTTACACCAGTAAGTAAACCTTGTGGATATTTATGGTCTACCTGTACATTAGGAAAGTTTGCTCTTAACGTATCTAAAACTTTTTTCTCTCTACCAACTAACTTTTGTATTTGTTCACCAAGTTGTTCCCTTTGTCTCTTAATAATTTCTAAAGGTTTAATATTATCTATAACTTTTATTTTAGGAATTGTAGTAGGCTTTACATATAATGTAGAGTTTAACATTTGAAACCTTTGGACATCTCTAAGGTTGTTTTCACTTAAAGGTAACCCCATGTACATATAAGGTTTTCCATCAACTGCTTGTGAAATAATAAAATGTTTCTGAGCGTCAGTCAGTGGTTGAATGTAATGAGTTCTATTGTATTCCTCTTTTTCTTTTAAATGTATTTCTGCTTTTATCTTTTCTTTTTTAAGATATTCTTCTGTAGGTCTTACGTTTTCATTGGCTTTGTTACCAACATTAATAATATAAAAAGCAGTCTTATCTGGCCTATCTGAAATCAATTTAAAGTATTTATCTTTTCGTTTACCTTTAAGTTCATTAAATTCTTTAGGCGTTAATAAGCCCATATCGTGATTAAACTGTGTATCTTTTCTTAACTTCTTTAAATAATTTAAATATGCAGTCTGGTTCTTTAAAACTGTTGGGTGCTTCTTTACATCAGCAAACCACTTATCAAATTCTTTAGCACCGTACTTATCTCTGTAATACTTTTTGTTTGCTCTGATTTTAGCTACAAGTACACCAATCTGTAATTCATTCTCAAATTTATCTAAATCTAATTCTTTATTGGTATCTTTAGTTTTAACTACAGGCTTCTTATTATAGTATTTCTTTTTGATGTAGTTACTTACCTTCTTATCTAGTTTAGCCATGACGAATTTTTAATACAGATAATGTAAAAGATAAACGCAAATTTTTTTAAATACAAAAATTGCAGAAAATTTACAGAAAATGGACAGCAGTAGTCTAGAAGACCACCACTTTTTATTACTAGTGCTTATTTATTCATAATTTATTGCGTAGATTGTCTACGATATTATTTTTTTGTAAGTGATAGTGGGTAGTGTACCTGGAATATTTTTTGGCAGTGCCTATGGGGAAACCTGCGAAAAGTCCACAACGTATAACCTTGTCAGATTTTTATACCAAATTATTCCTGTAGCCACTCTTTCGCCTTATCCAAAAGAGAATAATCAACTGCATAATTAAGAAAATCCTTAGTATGCTTTAAGATAAACTCTCGGCTACTTTTAGTACCCTGTTTCTTAGCTTTAGGATTAAAACCATTAGCTTTAATTATTGCTTCATCTATAAGTTTAATAGCCTTTTTGTTAGGCTTATTCTTACTGAATAAAGAATTAAGATATATTACTTTGGTCATAGGTATACTAAGGTTAACTTAAAGTTATTACTGAGAGATATTAAACATGTGGAAGTATTTACTATAGTTGGACTTCTTCATTGTCTTTCTATCTAATTAATACTAAGCCTTATTTAGCCTAATAAATTAGTCCACATAAGAGACACATTAAGTTAACACTATAGTGTTATCTCCTACAGTGGCACTTAATTAAAAATACTCTATTTTCTTATCTTTTTGTCTTGTCTTTATATATGTGGGTATTTCTTCCTAGAGTGGTACCTAATTACATCTTTATCCAGGTTAATGGCTCTGGTTCACCGAAATATCGCTCCACTTCTAGCCTAAATTGCTCCTCTTTACGCTGTCTAAAGGCTATATCCTGGTCTTTAGCTAGTTGTTGTATCCAATAATGACAAGACATCTGTAAAGCATCTAATCTGTCATCATGGGTTAGTGTATTAGCTCCTTTCTGAAGCCTACTCATTTGATAAAACAATTGGTATCTCAAAGCCTTCTCAGCAGGATACAAAGAGTTTGTTTCTTCATAGTCCTTCTTAATGACACTAGGACATACAATAAGCCTGTGTTGGCTCATAATAGGCTCTAAGGTATCTAATATTCGTCTATGCTTGTTAGACTGTTGGTGAATACTCTCAATAGTACAAGGATATTCTTTTTGTAAATAAGGTTTAAGTAATTCATTAAACATTCCTTGACCAAAGTTTTGTTCAATCAATATCTTTTTAACTTTATGCTTTTTAGCAACTTGTACTAACTTAGATAAGGTATGTTCAGAATAACCGCTATTAAAACCACCAATATCGGATAAATAAATATTTCCATTTAAAAACTTTGTTACTGAGTAAGCTGTTTCATCACGCCCAACACCACTGGGGTCTATAGACATTACACTACCTGTGTATGGTAGATATGAACCTTGTATCTGCATTGGTCTAAAATAACCATCACCTTGTAGTCCAACAAAAGGTAAATCATTATGTTTTAACTCAGGACTAGAAGCCCACACTACTTTTTCAGGTGCATCTTCAGGGTTCAATGTCATCACACTTAAATCAGATAATTTTAATGGGTATCTATCTAAGTCTGATAAACTTGTGTCTAATTGAAACTGTAAGTTAAAAGCTATGCGCCCATAACTTGCTTCTCTTTCTAATAAATCTTTTTCATCAAATCTTGTAGGGTCTGTTGGTTTACCAACCATTTCATTAGACCAGGTATTTAAAATTATTGGAGCTAAATTAGAACCATAAGATAACAATTGTTTTTCACTTGGGTATCTAGAAGTCCAATATCTTGTTTTGTATCCTCTCTCCTGGAGTTTTGAATAAATAGAAAATTCATGTTGTGGTGTACCTAGAAATATAATTCTACTGTCGTCTTGTGGTTTGATAATAGCTTCAAACTCTTTTATTGCTTCACCTAACTTATCTCTCATAAACTGAGTTTGTGTATTACCACTTGTCTCAATATCATCTGCCACAATAATATTTGACCTAGCTCCTGTGAGCTGAGACGTTATACCTAAAGATTTAACACTAGGTTGTTGTGAAGCTAACGCTGGCGCAACATCAAAACTAATCTTAGATTGTCTCTGGTCACCTTTAGGATACAAATGTTTAAGTATAGGCATCTCTGCCATTAATCTTAAACAGAATGTACTAAAATCATCTGCTCTATTCTTTGATGCAGATACAACTAATATATTTAATTGATTATCTAATAGTAACCGCCATAAAACGTAAGATGCGGTAATCCAGGATTTTCCAACTCCTCTAAAAGCACTTATGATACATCTTGTTGAACCATTAGCTAAGTAATCAGCTATATCGTATTGTATTGGAGTTGGTTCAGGTAATCGTAAATGCTTCCAAGTTAAATATAAGAAATTTCTAAAGTCGTTAATTTTTGATGACTTGTTTAGATTTGGCTTCAAAAGGAAGTTCCTCTATAAGTTTTTGTAATGGACTATCGTCTACAGGTACAGCATCTATATTGTTGTCTTTAAGAAACTGTCTGGCCACGTTAAGGTCACTAGACTTAGCATCTTTGTTTCTTACTCTGTTTAGTAAGACTTTGGCTAATTCTTCATGTAATTCTTTTAGTTTTTCACTCATTAATCTCTCACAATCTTTAATATTTTGTTATCTTCTGACAGTTCTGCCTTTACTTTTGAACATATATAAAGAGCGTTACTATTCCTGGTAGCTATACGTTTTTTCTTAATACATGCTGAAACTGAAGGCATATATGTAAATTCTACTAACTTTTGCTCTACACCCATAAACATGAGTAAAGCCATAACTTCTACCATTAATGATTGCTCCCATTTCTAATTAATTTTTCTACATCTTCCTGTAGTTTTTCTATTTTCTTTTGTGCTTCCATAAGCAAAACTTTTGTATGAATATTGTCGTCTAATTGGGTTTGATGTTTCTCTATAATGCTAGCGTTCATCTCAATGAGCATAAGCATTTCTAAATTCTTTGGTGTCTGTTCAGCTTTCTTTAATAAGTCAGCTTCCATCAATTGCTTTGAAGTTTCTAAAGTATTTAATCTTTCAACAATTCCAAAATAAGCCCACAAGCCAGAACAAATTACAAAAATTAAAGCGACTAAGTTCCTAATAGGTAAACTGAGGTTAGTTTCAGAATTTATTTTCACTTCTTATTCTTCTTTTTCTTTTTGCAATTAGGCCAATCAAAAGTAAAAACTTCCTCTACTTTTTCAAAGAATCTATCTATGAAATCACAAAATTTATAAATCCATCTATCAATCATATTGTTTCTAATTCTTTACATTCAAATTTGACTACTATTTTATTTTTTTCAAAATCAGGTTTATCCCACTCAGGTAACTCTTTTAGGTATCTAAATGTTTTCTGTGCAACAGCATAACCTGCATCTACACAATCATAGTGTGTAGCGAATTGATAACCTGGATATGAACTAGAAGGACATTGTCCAGTCGTTAGACTGCACATATACAACACTAGTAAATATTTCACTTCAATTGGAAGAAACCAATAACACCTGCGATAACTGTTCCTAAGAAAACTAAAACTGAGATTGCACCTTTGCCTTTTGATACTTCAACTCTTAATGACTTAACTTCTTTATTTAAATCTTTAATAGCATCTTGTATTTGTTTCATTCTTTCTGCACAAAGTTTTTCATGTGCTGAAAGTCTTACTCCTGTAGCCTGCTCTGCAAGCATACTAGGAGTAACCTTTTTTCTAGGCATTAGCTAATTAGGTCTGCTCTGATAAATCTATCTTCTACTCGTCTTAATTGGGTAAAAGCACCTATAC